GTTTATCTTATCCCAAATTGCAACAACGCTGTTTTTTAACCCTATAAGTAAATTTAAAACAATTGAGTTTATCTTATCCCAAATAGACAAAACACTGTCTTTTAAGCTTATAAACGCCCATGTAACAGTCTTTTTTAGCCCATCCAAAATAAAAATAATGCCTTGCTTTAACACCAAAAATAAGTTTAAAATAACTTTGGCCAAAATACTCCAAAACTCAATAAGCCAATCTTTAAAGTTTATAAAATACTCTTTTAAGCCAATTATTAAGTTATCCCAGCCTTTTTCTATTAAATCAAAATTACCAGTAAAAACACCCACTAAGATTTGAAGTAACCCTTTGAAAAAGTCTACAACTCCCATAAAAGTGCCTTTTACATAGCTTAGAAGTTGTAAAATGGCAGGTTTCATCGTTTCAAAGAACGCTAAGACTTCTTTGCCAGCTGAAATAAACGGCTCCCAATACTCACCAAATAGGCTATCCCCTCCATCTAAATAGGTGTATAAATCATCAATTAAAAGCATTAAGGCCATAATTGCACTGATGATTAAACCTGTTGGACTAGTTAAAAAAGTTGTTATCATAGCTCTTTTTAAAATGGCTAAAACTCCAATTAAAACAATTAAAGCATTTTTCCAACCTATCGTGCTTTTGATAACGAAATTTAATCCCCTAAAGAAGTTAAAAAACACCTGTCCCGTTTTTATAATCCAACCCAAAAGCTTACTAATTCCATCAGCTATTAATTCTTTGTTTTTTAAGATGAAGTTATTAAAGCCTTTAATGCTTTGATTTACTGTTGGGATAAGCTTAATTGCTATTTGAGTGGTTAGGGACTTTAAAAAGGTTCTACTTTTCTTGATATTAGTTTGATACTCTTTTGCTTGTTTTATTTCAGCTTTTGTTATATCAAAAAGCCTATTTTTTTCTTTGTTTAGTTCATTAATGTTATTGAGTGGTTTTTCGATGTAATTAGCTATTAAGCCACTTGCAGTTGTAAAGGCCGCACCAATTGGTGCAAAGCTTTTAGCAAAGGTTTTAAATTTATTGCCAAGGGTTTTTATGCTTTGCTCGGTTTTTTTAAGCTTTGTATCATCAACCTTAAAGCTTATTTTATACGAAAATCCATCAATTATCATCTTCTATCCTTTTTCTCTAAAGCTCTTTTTTCATCTTTCATCATCTCAATTATGACTTCGTGCATACACAATCCATCTTCAAAGCTATAAACCGTTTTAAGCTCCCAAAGTGTGGCAAATTTCTTAACTACTAATATCCACACAAACCAATCAATCTCAAAACTTCCTTTTTCTACATTGCCCCCAAGGCTTGAATATTCATCGTTGATTTTAAACCATCGGGGAAAAAGTCGAAAAAATGAAATTTAAGCCCTTCAAATATCACGCTTACATAATCACTTCTATTTTTGTTAAAATGTGTTTCCATATCAGCAACATTTTTAAACAAAAGTTCTTTACCGTTTTCATTTACAACTCCAGCATATTTCAAAACAAAGTTTTCAACGCTTTGAAATGATGGATTGCCAATATTTGCGATTATTTGGCCGATATCTACATCAAGGTTATCACCAACCATTTTCACACTATCTTTAGCCAAAGCCAGCAAGCTTGTAGCTTGATTTTTGGTTTCAATAAATGGTGCAACTCTAAAAATGTATTTATTTGTTCCAATTACAAACTCTTTATTTTCCATTAGTTATCAGCTCCTTTTTCTAGTCTTTTGTTTATTCTTTCAAATGCTATTTTAAACTCTGTTGGGTTATGAGCATCGCCTCTTGTGAAGTTTCCTTGACTTACGAAAAAGCCATTTATTCCACTTAACTCATCACCGTTTAATGTGTCTTTAAACTCCATTGATAAAGGCGTAAAATCTACAAAATTACTTCTTTGCTTGTTAAATAAATCTTGCAAAAACTTGCAATCTTCACTATGTTGTAAAAGTTTAAGTGTTAGTGTTCCACTTTGATTGCAACTTCCAGTGAACACTCCTTTGCCACTTGCTCCTATTGTATATGCTCCTGCATCTACTGCGTTTTCAATGTTTAATACATCGCCACCATCAGCATAGGCAGTTATTTCTCTACCATTTATTAATAAGACACTTACATCGTGTTGATATCTTGCCATTTAAAACTCCTTATCTATTGAAATTGACTATTACATCTAAGCTGTGGATTGCACCACTTAGTTTAATTGCTACATTGATAGGCACTGCCTTTCTTGCTTCTCTATCTGTTTGAAGTTGTGTGTTGTAGCTAGGGCTATAAACATAGTATCCAAGGTCTAAATAATCACCACTTTCCAATTCACCAACTGGATCACCTCTCCACTGTCCAGGAGCAATAAAACCATTATTGACAAATTGCTCGCAAACTTGCTTAACAACGGCAATTAATCTAACTTGTCCTTTGTCAGTTTGTGGAACCTTTCTAGCGCCTTTTAAAACATTGAATGTTCCAATTTGCACTCTATTTGAAAACGCATCAAGTCCAACAACTTCATCTATGAATTTACCACCTAGTGCAACACCTTCAGCAACCAAGCTCACGCCATCATAATCGGTATAATAATTTATGCCTAAGCTATCACATTTCTCAGCAATATTTAAATCCACACCCTCATCAGTTTGAGCAGTTTTTAAATTTTTAAATTTCATTGTTTGAGCTGTAAATGAACCCTCCCAATTAGTGCTTAATGCCATACTTAAAAGTTCAGCTCCTGCGTGTTCATCAGCTGTGTTGTTATATGTTGCAAAAAACCTACCACTATTTTTATTAGCTATTTTTTTAATTGGGTTTGATTTATCGTTTTCTAAGTGGCTATTTTTTATAACTGTAAAACCTGCAACCATTGGAATAGGTGCTGAAGTTATCCAGCTATCAAGTGCTAAAATCTCATCATCACTTAAAACTCCACTTGAATACACACCATAAAAGCCTTGTGTAGCATTGAAAAGCTTATCTAGTGCTTGTCTAATGGTTTCTTTGCTTTGAGTAGAGGCATCCACTCCATAATAAATATCAGCTTTGCCATCTACAAGGTTTAAAAAGCCACCTATAAATGTTCCAAGTGATGCTTTTTTCATGAACCCAAAAGTTGTTTTATCATCTTTGCCACTTTTTACGGCTTGGAGTTTAAATCTTTGGCCATCTGTATCAAAGATAGCTTTTACATTCTTAGCTGTTAAAGCTGTTGAAAGGATTTTTGCAACGCTTGCATAATCTGTTGCAGTGCTGAAATCAATACCGCTAAACTCTTCTTCTTTGCCACCTAAAATAATTTTAAAACTTCCATCTTTTATCTCTGAAAGCTCTCTTGCTGAGTAACTTATGGTTGAACCTCTTAACTCATTTGGAGTGGCTTCTATTGTTTTATCTTCTCTTACCCATTTAGCAATGATTGCTTTTTTTACTCCATTAACTGCAAAGATTGAACGTAAAGCTTTTGCAGTGTTGCTTTCACTTCCAAAGTATTTTGCGCCATCAGTTGCACTTTGAACGCTTATATACCTTGTTTTTTCATCGTTAAAAGCTTCACACCACTCATCGCTTAAAACAGCAATGGTGCTTAAGTCTCTGTTTTTTGCTAAAATGCCTTGTTCGTTGATTTGAACATTGACAATTCTTTTTATCATCAAACTCATCTGTTTTTCCTTATGAAAATATCATCTGTTTTTTTAATCTCATTTTGAGACACCTCTACTCTGTTGTTATAACTCATCACTACATCCAAATTTGCTCTTTCTTCACTAGCTCCACCAACGCCTAAGGTTAGATTTCTAATAGGACTTACACTTACAAGACTTAGGTTTTTACCATTTAAGCTTTGTATAAAAAAGCTTGAGTAAAACAAGGTATTTAGCTTGCCGATTAAAGCAAGTGAGTTTTTACCAAAAGCGTTTATACTTATAGTTGCCTCTCTAGTTGAAGTTATTATCTCTACCTCGTTTTGAGTGAACTTATACTCTCTACCTATTTGCCTATCAGTTAAAACTGCTACAGTTATAAAACCTGTTTTATCATTTAGGCTTTTGCTAAACTCTTCTCTAACTCGTTCATTAGGTAAGTTCAAAGCCGTTGCTATTAGGGTTCTCAAGTCCATCAAATCTAATAGCCGTGTAGTTTTTGTAACCATAACTCCCCCAATCTTGTTCATATACAACCCTGTATTCATTGCCTTTGTAAAAGACACTATCTTGCAAGTTTAATTCACAATCCGTGTCTATTCTTATATGCTCTTTATACCTTTCACCCTCTGGAAGTCTTAACATCTCATCATTGCTTAGGTATTGAACAACGGCTTTTATTTTCTTACCGTTTGCCTCGATGAATTGACAAAAATCACTATCATTCACAAGCTCGTTAATGTTTATCATTGTCTCGTATCTCCCAAGTAATTGAGTTCAAAAGATTACCAGTATCAATTAGTGGCTTTGAGCTCTTTTTTCTTTTTATAGTTGCAGGTTTAAGTGCTGGAGTTAGTCCATCAGTTATTGCCATTTTACAAAGGTTAGATGAAAAAACGCCTATTTCTTCAAGTGGTCTTATTACACTTGTTCCACTACTTAAAGCTTTGCAAATTTCCTCTTTTGCTAAAGATAATATTTGCTCTTGATTTTGCGATAGTGGAACTCTTAAAAAAGACCTCTCAGCAATATTGTGCTTTGGACTTCCAAACTCATGTATCATTGCCAAAGTTGCGTTATTCATTCCATCACTTCTTTTATCACTTTTTTGAATAACACCTATTAAAATACTTTTGCTATTTAGTGTGTTTAGTGCGTTTTTAAAACTTGCTTTCATCTTACAACTCCAATATGCAAAGATACAAGGCGCAAAAGCTCTAAGTATCTTTGCCCGTATTTTGTTAGATGATAGTTACCTTTTGTGTTTTCAAATCCAGTTTTTGCACTGGCATATCCTATGCTTAAAGCCCCTACTGTTTTGCTAGTAGCTTCTTTTATGGGAGCAAAGTTGCCACTATCGCCCCCTAAAGCTCCACTACTTGCTAGGATATGAGCTGTTAGGTTATAAACTCCAACTTCATAAAAAGTCCCCCAAACTTTATTAGAAATTTGAAGTTTTGCATCATCTAAAGCGTGGTTAATTTTTGTTTCACTAACATCTTTAAACTCATCAAATCTTTCTATGAAGCTTTTAAAGTCCATATCTAACCCCTATTTATAGTCTACATAAGCAATCTTATCAAGCTGTCTAATTAAACACCCTGTAAATTTACTCTCAACTGCTATTTCAAAACTTACTGAACTTCTTTGATATGGTGGCATTGCTCTTGGTGCAACAGCCCAATCAGTGCTTAAAACATTCTCATCTTTTGTATAAATTGCTACTCTATTGCCTTTGCCTTTGCCTTTGCCTTTTGCAAAATTAAGTGGAATGCCTACTATTTCGATATTTGTTCCCATAGTGTCATTTATAGCTTGTTTGATCGTTGCAAGAGCATTTAAGCCATTATCAGCACCACCTATTGAGTTGTCATACTTACTAGCTAAAGTCATTAAGTCCCTGCCATCTATTGCAATAGTGTTAGGAATGATTAAGCCACCATTTGTTTCAATTCCAAAATCAATGATATTTAAGAAAAAGTCTCTTGCCTCTGCTCTTGTCATATCTTTAATTGCTTTGCCACCTGTTAAGTCTTTTGTAGCAACATTTTTATTTGTCAAAAGCCCATCAACTCCATTAACCATAGGATGGCCTATTAACGCAGTTTTTTGCATTGTTAAAAGTGCTACTCTTTCAAGGTTGGCTAGTTTTTCAGTATCTAAGTCAATGCCTAAGTTCTTAGCTCTTAATACTGCTTGTTTTGTATATGGTGCAGCCTTAGCCCAAAGCAAATATAAGCCTCTTTTAGCAGTGATGCTTAAATCCTCGGTTTCTAATGAAGTAGTGTTTTCATCAATTAGGCCGTTATTTAAATCTTGTGTCCCTTCAAGTTCACCATAATCCAAAGCATCTATGTTTTCGTTGCCTTTTTGAGTAATAGGCACAAATTTAGAAAGCTGGATATCAGGGTACTCTCTAGTTGCAAACCCCTCATTAAAAGTATTTGCAGTTTCAATTAGTGTATTAATTATTTCTTGGTCTTTAAAAAATGGCATTATTATTCCTTTCTCATTAATTTAACTAAACTACCAGCTACACCAGTTACATAAAACTTACCTTCAGCACTTGTTAAAGAAAGTGTTGGAGCTTTTGCAACTTTGCCAGCATCTTTACCTTTTGTAGCTTCTACTTTTACATCATCACCAACAGCTAAGCCATGTGCATCTGTTCCTTGAACCCAAACCTCTGCACCATGTGGGATTGCTAAAACACTTAGTATTTCACCACTTTTGTTTTCAGCTTTAGTGCCCATTTTTAAACTTACGCCTAAAATATTATCGGTTGCTTTAGTGATTTTTTTTGCATCTTTTTCTATGCCAGTTACAAAAATACCAAAAGGAATGCTTTCACTATCAGCGTTTTTATAAGCTATTGCAACTATTGGGCTTTCACCTGCTCTTGCTACTTGACCTGCAAAGGCTCTATTTTTTAGATATTTATTCATTATTTTTTACCTCCAAATTTCTTATTTAAGTCTAGTTTTTGTGGTTTGCTATCAAATAGGCTGTTATAGTTTCTTAATGCGTTATCTTTTGTTACGGCATTAGCTTTTAAGCCTAAATACATAGCTCTTATTTCACTATCACTTAGTTTCTTCAAATCTTCAACTTCGAAGCCACTATCAACTAAAACTGCAGTGTAGACACCTCTTGCATTTTTGCTATCACTTATTTTTACTTTTGAAAAATAAGTTTTTGCATCATTTACTGCACTACTTAGGTCTTTTTCATCTTCTAACTCTTTGATTTTGGCTTTAAGTTCTTCAACTATTTTTTTTAACTCCTCGTTTTCAGCTTTTAGTCTTTTAACTTCATCATCTTGACTTTCTTCAGCGCTAACTGTTTCTTCGTCAGCTACTGTTGTTGGTTCATCTTTTTTCTTAAGCTCCTCAATTTCAGCTTTTAATCTCTCGTTCTCAGCCTTTAGCTCTTCATTTTCAGCTAAAGCCTCTTCTAAAGTTTTTACAATCTCTTTGTTCTCTTCGTTTTCTGGCTCACTATCTTTGAGCTTTAAAAGCAACTCTTTTAATTTATTCATCAGTTTTATCCTTTCATTAGTTTTTTTATCGTTTAATTTACATTCCTTACCAGCTCTTCCTTCTGATACTACAGCTAGATGATTACCCCTTATATTAGTTTGGTATATCTTGCCACCTTCTTCTACTAGTTTGCTCTCATACCCAAGGCTTACCTCCTTTATCCCGTGGTTTTTTATTATGTTTATCGCTATTTCATCATTTATGTAGGCATCAGCTACTAAAAACTTACCCTCTCTTCTTACATTTTGAATGTGGCCTATTGCTTCATCTTTCCAATTACTTGCATTTACAACATCATTTGGATGAGTTAGAGTTATTGGCTTACCTTCAAAGCTTTTTATTGTTTCATCGTTGAATAATTCTTCTTCTTTCCTATAAACGGTATAAACTTTATTAGCTTCTTTTCCTATTTCTTGACCTAAATACTCCATAGGCTCTAGGCTTGCCATATTTACCTTAGTTACCAGGTAGCCATTTTCATTTATTTTCATTTATCACTCCATTTGCAAAACACCTGCATTGAATTTCAATACCTGGCTTTGTTTTTGGCATTTGAGCCGTTCGCTTTAACCAAGTCTTGCCACCATCTTTTGAATACACACTATCATCATCAAATCTGCAAGTAAGCCCTTGCATAATCTTATGAGTGCTTCTTACTCTTTCATCTCTTGAAGTTTGCCAGGTGTAGAGCTTGATGCCTAAGTTTTGCATTCTTTCTTGGTCTAATTCTGAATTGATTTTATTTGTTTGGTCTCTTGCTATAACTCTTGCTCTTTTTCTTGAAATATCGGCTTTTTCTTGCAAAATAGTTGCTAGATTTTCAACCCTGCCTGTTTCTAGGTAGCTTTTTCTTACCTCTTTTTCGATGTTTTCTAAAAGCTCACTTCTTACCGAGGTTATTAAAGATACATTTTTGCTGATATACTCATCAAGTTTTTCTTTTACATCAGGCAAAAGGCTTTCAACATTGTTTTTATCACTATCACCACCGATAATTTTGCTTAGCCTTTCTTTGTTGATTTTATTTGCCATAAAAACAACACCACTAGAAAGTAAAAAAGCATATTTCATCATCTCTTTTTTGCGTTCTTCTTCTATAAGGCTTGTTACAAAAAGCATTAATTCATCACTTGTTGGCTTTTGCTCCATAAACGCTCTAATTCTTTCTTGCATACTGCTTTTAAGAGTATTTATAAGCTTTAGAAGTTCATCACGGTATTTAACCTCTACCGATTTGCTAGGTTCACTAGCTTTTAGTTCGTTATTTCGTTTTCTTTTAAACTTCTGTGATAGTGTTTCCATAGTCTAAACCTTTGCTTAAAAGTTCGCTTTCATTTATGTCTTCATCGGTTATATTTGAGATTAAGCCATCATCTCTAAGCTCTTTTAATGCTATGCTTTCAGTTATTATCCCACTGCTTATCAAGGTGCTAAATGCTCCTGCTTTTATGCTTAAAACTTCAGCTTTTTCTTTTTCGTTTATGCTGTCAATGCTTGGAAAATCAAAGTCTAAAAGCTCATCATCTTTGCCAATTTCACGGAGCATAAATAAATCGATAAAATTATAAATTGGTCTTAATAGTGTTTCTTGGGCTTCGTTGATTGTTTCATAATATGATTGATTATCTTCTTCACCACTACTAAAACCACCTGCACCCTCGCCAAATAAGATTGTTATTGGTCTATTTAAAGCTCCAGCTACTACGATACAAGCCTTGGCCCATAAGTCAGCAATGCCATTTAAATTAGTTTCTTTTGTTTCGTAATCATCTTCTTTATCCATTGCGATTGCATTGGCATAACCCTTAATATCTTGGTTTATTGATATTCTGTTTAGCACCAAGTCTTCTCTACCACTTGCAATTTGCTCGTTAAAGCCTTCCATTTTATAGATGTCAATTTTGCACTCTTCGATTAAATCACTCACGCTCATTGTAATGGTGTCAAACATCTTTATAATTGGCAAAGCAGTTTGAATATCGCTAAAGCTTTGTCTTTCTTTCTTGCCATAACTTCTTATATCGCTTGTTATTTTAAGCACCCTTGAGCCGTGCAAAATAGCACTTCCAATTTTAAAGAAGCTACTATCATCTTTTTGAAAGATCTTATTTTTTGGTGCTCTTTCTTGGTATTCATCTTTGTTTAAAACAACAAATCTATAAACTCGCTCACCTTGAGTTAGTGGAAGTTCTAAGTTTTGACTATCAGTAATAGCAACGACAATGCACTCACCAAATAATAAAACATTAAATAAGGCATCTTTTATAACTTCGGTTGTTTCAAATTTCTGATTTATTTTTAGAAATCTAGTTTTATCGTTTTCATCAAAATCACTAAAATAAATCTCTCTTGGAGCCTTTAGCATATCACCAATGGTTTTTTTAATGTAGCGTTTAGCTATCCAGCCACTGTTATATGTGTCTAATAACTCTTTATTAGTGATTAAGTCCTTTGAGTAATATCTTTGTTTGCTTTTTTGCCCTAACTTCGTTACAAGTGAGCTTAAACTATCATTTGTTATCATCATACAAGCATTTTACATTGAAGTGCTTGCAGTCTTTGGTCGTGTATGTTTACCGTGCTAAATGTAGTTCCAAATTTGGGTTTTATTGTTTTTAAACTCATCTACTGCCATTTGCAAAGTATCTACTTGGTCATCATGTAAATGGCTATCAGTCGCAGTAAATTTTTCACACTCATCTAAAAAATCACTTACCCAAGGTGCATATTTTGGCAAATAAACATATCCACTTTCTATGTATGGGATAACGCCTAGAACTCTTGTATATTTATCTTTGTTTGGCGTTACTGGTCTAACTGGAATGTTGTTTTCTCTTTTTATTTTTTGGATTAAGCCTGTTCCACTTGCTTTATCTTCTATGTAAAAAGTTAGTCCGTTATAAGTTTTTGAATGTTTTTCGTTGAAGTCTTTTACAGCGTTTTCAAGCTCTACTGCATCAAATTTACCCCTTTTTAGGTCTATTAGATAAACACCATCATCATAGCCTAACCCTGCAAGTAGTAGCACTGAATAATCATTATGCTCTCCCTTTTTTTGTGCAGTATCAACAAACACTCCAGCTTTTTTTATCCTTGGTAATACTTCAAATCTATTAAACCAAGTGCCTTTTATAATTTCACCACCTTTTATAGTAGGGTTTTGCTGATAAAGTGCAGTCCAAGCATATGAGCCTATGGCTTTTTTAATTGATCTATACCTTTCTAGGCTAAATCTTTCAGGGTGCAATGGCTCGCCTTTTTTCCTAAACTCTTCATCTTCTTGGGCTATTGCAGGAAATAATAAAATTTTCCATTTATCACCCCCTTTTTTAGCTTCTTGTATTAATCTTCCTGCTAAGTCATCTTCGTGCCACCTAGTCATTCCTAACAAAATACCACTTTTGGGACTAAGCCTTGTATAAAGCGTTGTAATATACCACTCCCAAACCTTATCTCTAAAAGTCTGTGAGTTTGCCTCGGCCGCATCTTTAACAGGGTCATCTATTATTGAGATATCTGCACCCATTCCAGTGATACCACCACCAACACCAGCTGAACGATACGCCCCCTTATGACCTACAATTTCGAATATTTCACTATTTCTTAACGCATCGCTTTCCATAGTTACAACTCTTTTTTTATTTAACATAGTATTTGGGAAAACATCACTATAAGTTTCATTCATCATTATTCTTTGGACATCTCTATTCATTCTTGAACTTAAATCACTTGAATATGAACTTGCTATGATTTGTAAATTTGGATTTTTACCAAACGCCCAAGCTGGAAACTGCCTACTAAAAAGCTCACTTTTTCCACTTCTTGGTGGAGCAAATATCATAAGTCTTGGTTGTTTGCCATTAACTACATCATAATAAAAGTTTTCTAAGGCGTTAGCTACTGTTTTATTAAACCAGCCTATTTGATAGCTTGGGTTGTTGTATTTTGTGAAGTAAATTAGCTTTCTTCTTGCTAATTCAAGCTTAATTTGTTTTCGAGAGTATGTTGTTAAGTGTTTCAAGCTCATCATCACTTAGCTCTTTTAAATTTAATTGATTGCTTTGCGCAACTTGCTGTGTGTTTTGTATATTGATTTCTTGTTTGTTTGATTGTGGATTTGCTACTGCTTCAATGTCTTTTATAGATGACACCCCTTGTCTGATCTCTAAGGCTGTTTCATAGCCACCATCTTTTAATATTTTTAGCATTTTATTTTGGAATACTCTAAGTAACTTTCTATTGTTGACAACGAGGTCATTATCTTCTAGGATTGTCTCTACTCTATCAACCATTTCTTTTTGCTGGCTTTCGTTCGCATTGTAATAATTTTCGCTTAATTTCGCACTCGCAGCCCTAAATTCATCTAAAGTAGAGGTTTGTTCTTGCGATAGCACCCACCCATCACGCTTAATTTTACTACCTAAAGTCCCTGCAGGTATATCATATTTCTTTCTTAGTTCAGCTTGAGTTAGTCCTTTATCAAAATCAAGTCTTATCTGAAACCAGTCATAGCTCTTTTTTTTAGCTTTTGCCATTCTTTACTCTCCAATTTCTTCGTTTTATCCTTGAGTTTAATGTTTGCTTTGATATTTTATATTTTTGCATTATTTCTTGTTTAGTCACTCCATTTTCATACTCTTTTTTGACCTTGTTCCAAAAGTCTGATGTGAATTTCTCAAAGCGTGGTTTAACTCCTAAATATTTAGTCTGACACATCAACCTCCTGCTTTCTTCCATTCTACTATCAAGGATGAACTTTACTGCATCTTTTTCTATTTTTAAGATTGCTTGAAGTTCGTTTTTATACTCTTCAACATTGCTTTCTTTTAGGTTTTTTAAAATCGTTTTTCTATCTCTTTGTATGCCAAAAATGTTTTTTAAAAGATATGTGAGCTCTGTTAGATAATAATCATTTTCCCAATTTTGCCAATTTTCAAAATGCTTATCTAAAACTTGATAATAAAGATCTAAACAACTCATTATCTACTCTTCATACTCCCTAATGCAAACAATTATGCCATCAAAGACACCTTGTTTTAACATAGTGCATTTTTTAACATATTTATCCGTATCATCTTTGATAATTCCAAGCTCTTTTATTGCATCTTCTATCATCTTGAAAACATAGGCGTGATTACTCACATCTAAGCGAGAGTTAAACTGCATTTCAATTTCTACAGGCTTATCAAATTTGATTTTTTCCCTGCCTCTTAAAGCAATTTTTACTAAAGTTTTAATATCATCTTTTTGTTTTTTTCTTTTAGCCCAAAAGATGCCTGAATAGATTTTGTTAAGGCTTAGAGCCGATGTGATTTTTAAAGGCACCATAAAGACTAACTCATTCATCAAAAGGGCTTTTTGAGTTTTCATCAATTGTGTTTTTTATCTCATCGTTGTATTTATTAAAGGCATCATAAATCTCACCCATTTTTAAAAAATGATTTTCTTCTTTATGCTTAAAAACAGTTTTGCCCTTTGCATTTCTAAAGTAATATGCGTTATTCTCACTATCAAAAATTAAATATCTTGCTAATTTGTCTTGTAAGTCCATTCTAAGCCTTTATAATAACAATTTTATTTTCAAGCTTTTTAAAAAAACGATCTAGTGCTTGATCGTATTTTTGACTTTCTAACTTTTGAGCTTCTAACTTCTTTTGTTCCATTTCAAATTTTAATATTTGCTTTGCTTCTTCTTGTCTTGCTTCAAGTTCTCTTATTTCTTTCGTTGAGAGATGTTCTACAACTCCGATTTTATACTGTTCGTTAAAAAGAGCTTCTAAAAAGTCCCCTTCCTCATCGCTAGTTAGTTCTTTAAACGTGTAGCGGTTAATAAATCTGCCATCTTTGTTTAGTGCGATTATCACCATATCGCGATACATCCCTACGCCACTTGCAATATCTTTATTTTTGAAATTTGCTTTTAAAAAAGCTAGCATTTGATACTTGTTTGTAAAACGAAATTTGCCTTTTTGAAGTGCTCTTAAAAGCTTTCTAGCTTCAAACTCTTTAGCAAGTCTTACAAGTGCTACATCGTAAGTTTCATATTGGTTTTTGTTGTTTAAAACGTAAATTTTAAAATCGATTAAGTCATCAGTATCGATATTTTGCAGTATTTTAAGATACATTGCCAATTCAGCCTCTGAATTAGGCTTAAAGAGGTCTTTTATCGTTTGGTTTCTTTCAAGCATTTAAGCTCCTTTGTTGTGCTCTATAATCAGCCATTATCGTGTCATAGTAATTAAACGGACTTGGTTCATCAAGCCTTTTTAGATATCTATCAAGATACTCTCTCATTTCTGGGCTTGTCTCTTCTTTAAAGCTGTTTTGATAGCTATTTTGGAAGTTGCTTTTATAGCTAGAGCCGTTTTTTTGATTGTTGCTTTGCCAAGTTAAATATGCCATCGCAAAGTTTTGATATTTATAGCCTTTAGCAAGTAGTGAAATCTCAAATTCTTCATAGCTTTGATAATTTGGATTTTTAACACGCTGTTTGTCAATAAACTCCTTTAGCCTTTTTTTATAGGCTATTCCTGGAGTGTTGAAGTCTGTTTTGTATTTTAGGTCAAAACTCTTTAAGCTTTGTTCGTAAACTTCCACATTTGAAATCTTAGGTTTAGAAACTAAATCCACTTCATTTTTTTTGTTTTTTAGATCACTGCTTTTTGAAAAATCGAGCTCCGAATTTTTTTCACGCGCGCTTAATAAATTCTCTGAAGTAGTCTCTGTTGTAATCTCTGTAGCAATCTTTGTTACCTTATTAATAGTTTCGTGATTTTCACTAATCTTGTTTGGTGAATTCCACGAATCTAGTTCAGTGGTTTTCACTAAACTAGTTTGGTGATTTTCACTAGACAAGTTTCGTGAATTTCCACAATCAAGTTTCGGGGGTTTCACAGTGTTATTTTTTGTTTTTTTAGTGGTGAATTTTTCCTTTTCTTTTGAAAAACTTAAAAGTGCTTTTTCATACTCTTGCCAATTAATTTGATAAAAAGTTCTTGCAGGTGTTCCTTCTCTTGTTATTTTTATAAAATTCACATTTTTAAGCTTTAATTTTGCTCCTCTTAACTCATTTGTTGTTAGCATTGTTTCTTCTAAAATCTCAATATCAGTTTTAAAAACCTTGTCTCTTTTTGAAAACCAATACATAAGCTGAGATAGCAAAATACCTGCAGTTGTAGAGCCTGTAAGCTTTGCATAAAGTGGATAATATGCTATTGGTCTTTG